CCCGCCGCAGGCCTTTTCAATGCGCCAGAACCAAGACATCAAGCCGTCTCAGGTGCTGCTAGCCCGTTCGGTAGCAACCACGGACTCCGCTTCTTTCGTGTTCGACACGCGCGGATATTCGTCCGCGACCCTGTCGGCGCAAGTGCTCGATCTCGTGGCCGTCCGTGGAAGCAACCGCGCCTCGTCGTGGATCTCCGATGTAAAGAACACCACAGGCTTCGTCGACATCATCATGATCGGCGACAGCAACATCGGATTCAGCCAGTACGGCATCAGCACAGGACTGGTACACGCGCTCTGCACGGTCGGTGCAAGCCAGTATGCATCGTGCCTCTTCGAGGTCTGGAACGGATCGCACGACAGCGAGCATGGATGTCCCTCGGCTGACGGAACCAATCAGGAGGGATTCCGTTCCTTCGGCGACGAGGTGAACTACACAAGCAGCGTGGCCGCGCTCACGACGAGCGGAGGCACGGTCGGACAGGCTCCCGCGACGACACGGTCGAACTTCTCGCTCGGTGGAAGCCAGATCCAGGCGTTCAGCAACGCCGAGTCCAATGGCTTGTTCGTCGCTTCAGGGAACACATTCCTCGATGTCAATCTCGGAATGAACAACCAAGGCATCGGAGCTGCGGTCGGGGAAAGCCTGCACAGGACCGACGAGGTCAAGTTCAGGCTTTACTACGCATCCGAAGCGACCGGAGGCAAGGTGTGGTTCAGGATACTTCCGGTCGGTGCCGGGAGCGAGACGCTCGAGGATGTTTCGCTGGCGAACTCGGCCGGAGAACTTGCATACATCGAGAATCCGAACACCATCCCGGCCAACTCGTCGCGCACTAGCCTGACATTCCACATCGCCGGAGGCGGTGTCGGTGCATTCTCGGCGATCGTCGGTCCGGGCGCTTTCTTCTGGCAGACCGTGTATAGGCCGAATGCGACGAGCGGATTCGCGGTGCAGCCGTTCGAGTATTACGGCGGGCGCAAGCTTTCGGAAATGGCGACCGATGTCTCTCGCGCATCTGGCGGGTGGCTGAAGCAGTACATGAAGGCCGTCGTTCAGCGACAGCAGACTCCCGGCGGGCTTGGCAGAGTGATATTCTGGATTCAGGGCGGCACCAACCTAGATTCGAGCGCCGTGGTCGCCGCCGAGAGCATCCAGTCGATCATCAATTCGGTCCGATCTGCATGGGCGTCGGCCGGATATGCCGCCGACCGTCTTGCCTTCGTCGCAAACATCACGCACCAGGTCAACGACCCGGACAACCTGGCCGATCGCCGTGTAAGGCTGCGCGAACTCACCCAGTTCAACGACGACCTGACCGTCATCGAGCCGCAGATGCTCGAGAGCTACGCCGAGGCGAATGCTACGGCAGACGGCACCCACCAGACCAGGATCGGATACAACCGCCAATGCCGTCGATGGGTCGATGCGCTGATCCTTCATGGTGCCTCGGCGGTCACTCCTTCGACGGTCACGATCGAGCATGGAGACACGACCGCTGCGTTCTCGTCGATACCCGGCCTTACAAGCGGAACGGACTTCTCCATCTCGTCGGTCGGAACGACTTCGCGTCCGACCGTCATCGCAAGCGTGGACATGAGGGGCAAGAAGCGATACCTTCGGCTGTCGGTCAAGCCAGGGCAGCTTGCCGATGTGGCGGCGTACTGCGTACTCGCCGAGCCGGCCGACAGTCCCGTGACGGCTTCGGAAGCCGGAACATCGACAAGGGTCATCAAGTAGGAGACTGCACATGAGCGAGAGGGTCGTGGTCGATCCGTCGAGTCCTTGGCTCGCGGACCTGATCGACAAGACGGTCGGATTCATCGACGCCGGAATGGTGCTCGACAGGATTCCGAAGCAGGACACGCTTTCCATCCTGAAGGCTTGGCGCGGCAAGCTGCGCGAGGGCGGGACGCTCGAGTTCACGGTGACCGACTTCGACGCCGTCGTCGACGGCTACGGCAATGGCACGGTCGACGCCGAGGCGCTGCTCTGCGGCGACGGCTCCCTGAACCGTGCGATCTTCAACCAGGAGAAGATCCTCGGCCTCGTCAACATGGCGGGCTTCGAGATCGTGTCGGGAGCGGGCGGCGACCTCGCGTGGAAGAAGGACGGCCGCATCGGTGTCCGGTGCGTCAAGCGGATGCGGAGGCATCCCGAAGTCCCTATGAAGGACATCCACGCGATCATGAGCCTTCCGCGCGTCTGCTGGACCGAGACGATGGGATGCGTGTACTCGGCGCTGTCGAACCTCGAGATCCCGTTCATGAAGGGGACGGGCGTCTTCTGGGGACAGACGCTCCAGCGGCTCATGCAGGGCATCGTCGAGAAGCAGCCCGAGACGAAGTACATCCTGACGATCGACTTCGACTCGATCTTCGACGCGCGCGACATCGTGCGCCTCTGGCAGATCATGGAGGACAACCCCGACATCGCGGCGCTATGCCCGATGCAGATCGGCCGCGACCGAGACCATGTCCTCATGACGGTCCTAGGGACCGATGGCAAGCCCGTCTCGCAGCTTCCAGTCGACACGATGTACCGCGAGGCGATCGACATCGGGAGCGGGCATTTCGGCCTGACCCTGATCCGAACCGAGGCGCTCCGCAAGCTGCCGCTCCCGTGGTTCAAGGGCGAGCCGAACGCCGCCGGCGAGTGGGGAGACGGCCGCGTGGACGACGACATCTACTTCTGGAAGTCGGTGCTGAGGCACGGCGGTCGGATCTGCGCCACGCCGAAGGTGCGGATCGGCCACCTCCAGCTCGTCATCTCATGGCCGAAGTCCGACCTCCGCGTCCAGCACCAGTACCTCGGGCGCTACTACGACGACGGGAGGCCGGAGGAATGCATGACCTACTGATCGTGCTGCGGAACCTGAGCATCTACGAGCCAGGGGTCGGTCGGCGCGACCTCCGGCCCGGTGCGACGGTCAACATGCCGCCCGAGATGGCCGAGCGGTTCGTGAAGTCTGGGCACCTGCGGCGCGTGGTCGCGGCCGCGCCGCTCTTCGCGGAGGAGAATCGGGAGCCTGCGAAGCCGATGAAGAGGCGCAGGAAGGAGCCCCCGCAGGATGGCCGTTGACGCCTACGCCCTGACCTCGCTCTCTAATCTGAAGTCCTACCTCGGGATCACCTCGAGCACCGACGACACGATTCTCGAGCGGTCGATCGACCGCGCGAGCGCCTCAGTCGAGCGGTACTGCGGGCGGCTCTTTCTCACCCGCGACTATGTCGAGTGGCACGACACCTGGGGTCATGAGCGCATCGCGCTGAAGCAGCGGCCCGTGACCGAGGTGAAGTTCGTCGGCGTCGGATACGACGCTGCGATCACGGTCGGGTCCGCGACGGCTTCGGATGTGGCCTGCTCGGTCACGGTCACCGATACGCATGTGCGGCTCTACCGCATGAGCGCGGCGGGCACCGAGACGGAGACGAACCTGTCGTTCGCCACCTATCCGACGATGGCGCTGATGGCGACCGCGATCGGCGCGACCTCCGGGTTCACGGGATCGCTCGTCTCCGACGCCCCGGCGCGCCGGCTGCGCCGCATCGCTGGGCGCGACCTCCTGAACGCGACGGTCAACCTCGAGGCACCGGACGACACCTTCGCCGACTACCAGATCGACACCGACACGGGCGTCGTGTACGGGCCGACCTTCGCGGCGTACAAGGCTTGCCTGATCGAATATACGGGCGGCTATGCGACGGTCCCCTACGATGTCGAGCAGGCGGCGCTCATGATCGCCTCGCGGCTCTACAAGGGCCGGACGCGCGACGAGGGCGTCCAGAGCGAGTCGCTCGGCGGCTACTCCTACTCGCTGCGGGCAACCGCGGACATAGACGCCGCGGCAAAGGAGATGCTCTCCGGGTGGAGGAGCCTGCGGTGAGCATCGCGGCGATCATCGACACCTTCGGCCGCACCCTCTACATCATGTCGCCCACCGCCTCGGTCGGCAGCGACGGCGCGGTCGTCCGCACCTACCCGACGACACCGACCGTCACGGCCAAGGGTTTCATCCAGCCGAGCGGCCAGACCGAGGAGGTCTTCGAGGGCCGTCAGAACGCGCGGACCTCGGCGACGATCTACTTCGCGGGCATCGTGACGATCGGCATCGACGACCTGATCTACGATGTGCTTCCGAGCGCGAGCCCTGCGAGCGCCTCGCGCGTCTGGCGCGTCACGGGCCGCATCGTCCCGGGCGATGTCGGATCGAGCTCGCATCTCTGCATGACCGTCTGCGACTGCGTCGAGGTCGAGCCGGACATAGATGTCACGGTGGCCCCATGAGCTCGGCCGAGTTCAAGCCGAATCCAGCGTTCATGCAGGCGCTCGACGCGGGCGTCCTCGATGGCCTGAATGCCATCCAGCTCCAGACCTCGAGGGTGCTCCGTCAGGTGCTTTCGCAGAAGGGCACGGGCAGGATCTACAGGATCGGCGGAGGGAAGGCCAAGGGAAGGAACCTGCGCGCCCGAGGCTTCCACCAGGCATCTGCGCCGGGAAAGCCTCCTGCGGTCAACACGAACCGCCTGCGGGCATCGTGGTCTGTGTCGTCGGCCTCTGGCGGAAACTTCCAGTCGAAGGACTCGTTCGGCCGCTTCTACCGTGACGGGAGGAAGGTCGTCCTCGAGTTCGGATCTCGCGTCCTGTACGCGCCGTTCCTCGAGTTCGGCACCCGTCGCGTCAGGCCGCGCCCGTATGTCAAGCCAAGCCTCACGGCGGTCGGCAAGCGCGCGGCTCGGATCATGGAGATCGCAATCAACAATCGGCTCGGAGCAGGACGATGAAGGCGATCCTCGACGCGATCAAGACACGGCTCTACGCCACCTCGAGCCTGACCACGCCGCTCGGCGGGGCCACTCCGCGTATATACCTCGACTCCGCACCGGCCGACACCCCGATGCCGCTGATGGTCTACAAGCCGCAGGCCGACAACCTGAGCAGGATGTTCGGCGGCGACACCCGCCACCAGTTCGACATCTCGTTCGAGATCTATGTCGAGGCGTCCACCCCGAGCCAGCTGCACACGATCGCGTCCGCGCTCGGCACGGCTTTCGCCACGACCCTGACCGTGACGGGCTTCGACAGGGCGACCGTGACCCGCCAGACGGCGGGCGTACCCTCATTCTCCGACTCTGCTTGGTCGATTGTGGAGGTGTACAGGGTCGTGGCGCACGACATCTGAACAGGAGAACCCGATGGCTGTCTCGACCTATGTCCTGGGCAACGACGGAAATGTGTCGCTCGTCGGACCAAACAGCGGAACCGCGACCTCGGCGAGCAGCATCACGCTGTTCAAGGTCCGATCTTTCGCCGCGAACCTTTCGCGCGTTAGCAGCGATGTGACGGCGTTCGGCGACACCGGAAAGCGCCGCCGTCTCGGCATCCCCGACCTGACGGGAACCCTGAACGCCGTCGCGCTCGTCGATTCGACTGCCTCATCCAGCACCTCGACGATCTTCA